AGTCTGATCTGCATGGAAACATGCAGCGGCCTGGAAAGGCGGTTTGGGATTAGCGACCCCAAGCGAACACAATGGATGCAATTAAGGAACTTGGTATCAGAACAAAAGACCAGTCCAAGACCACCCATGAGGGTTATAAGCTCCTTAATTTGAACGCTGAACAATTCGAACAAGCCATAGCCGGAGGCGGTAAAACAGCGCAGAAGGCAACGCAAAAAATATTCCAAGCGCTCGGAAAGATTGAAGACCCGGTAAAGCGGAATGCGGCAGGCGTTGCGCTATTTGGCACGCAGTTTGAAGACCTGGAATACGAGGCGATCAAGGCTATGGGCGAGGCCCGTAGTCAATTTGACATGACCAGAGAAACCATGGAGAACGTCAAAAACGTCAAGTACGATACTATCGGTATGGCCTTCCAGGGAATCGGTCGAGCACTTGAAACCAACTTCATTCAGCCTATCGGGAAGAAGTTGCTTCCGGCGTTGTCCGATGTTGCGAAGTGGTTTAGCAGTAAAGACGGTGAAAAGTTCTTCGCCAACCTTCAGAATGATATTGAATATGTCATTAAAAAGGTGGTCGAGTTCTACAACGCCGTCAAAAATAACTGGGGTAAAATCACCGAGGTTCTTGTTCCTTTGGCTGCGGGTATCATGGCGGTGAAAGTTGCAATGGATGCCTTGAAGGTCATCGGCCTTATTAATACCCTGATAACCGCTTTCCGAACGGGAACGCTGCTGGCAACAGCGGCGCAGATCGGGCTGAACGTTGCTATGCTCGCCAACCCCATGACCTGGGTTGTTGTTGGTATAGGCTTATTAGTTGCAGCTATCGTGGTTGCCATTCGACACTGGGATTCCATAAAAGCGGCAGTAATGCGCTTTTGGGAGTATGTAAAGAGCGCGCTCGGGAATATAGGCGGATGGTTCGCAGAACGGTGGAATGAGGCATATAACGCGGCTACAACAGCTTTTAGTGGTCTGACAGGCTGGTTCGGTGGGGTGTTCGATAATATCAAGGGGATTTTTTCCGGGGCAGTAGATTGGATCATTGGTAAACTGAACTGGGTTATCGAAAAGGCCAACGGCATCAGCTTTGATATCCCGGATTTCCTGGGCGGCGGTACGATCGGGGTAGATATCCCTACCATCCCAACGGTTGGCGGTTACGCAACAGGTGGATACGTAGACAAACCAGAACTAGCGTGGGTTGGTGAAGGTAATTCCCCTGAATGGATTATCCCGGACAACAATTCACCACGTTCACAAGGTTTATTGCAGGCCGCGAACCAAAGCATGGGCATTGCTCCTGCTCCATCTGGTGGAGGAATGAACATTGTGTACAGCCCTAACATCAATATTCAAGGTAACGCGAGCAAAGAGGATATCATTGCAGCGCAGGACGCTGGACAGGAATCCTTTGCTCAGAAGATGGCAGATTGGCAAAGACAAAAAGAAAGGGTGAGTTTCGGGTGAAGACTTATAAAACAATCCAAGGCGACATGTGGGATCTAATTTCATACAAGCTCACCGGAACAGTGTCCGGCATTTCCGAACTGATCCAGGCTAACCCGGATTACAAGGAAATTGTTATATTCCCCGCCGGGATCATCCTTAATGTTCCTGTCTTTGCCGAAACCATTTCCGATACGTTGCCCCCGTGGATGGTGGGTGGTGAATCCGTATGAGTAATTTAGTTCAGAATGGGCGTTCTGTTTCAGTCGCTGTTAAATACAAAGGGACGAACATCACCCAGGATCTTAAAAAATACGTCATGGACTTCAGCTACACGGATTCACCTTCTGGCGAAGTGGACACCATCACCCTAAACCTGGATGACCGGGATCGTAAATGGACAAAGCAATGGAACCCTCAAAACGGGGATAGGCTCATTGCTGAAATTTCCGTAACGGACTGGGATAAGGCGGGGCATAAGGCTAAGCTTAATTGCGGAGCTTTCGAGGTGGACAGCATTGATTTAACCGGGCCGCCTCATGTGGCGGCTATCAATGCCTTGTCCGTTCCGCAGTCTGGATCACCAGCCATGAGGGAAAAACGAACGAAGTCATGGGAGAAAGTCAAGCTCCGGGCAATCGCTCAGGAAGTTGCGAACCGGGCGAAGCTTAAACTGGTGTATTCCGTCAAGGTTAACCCGACATATGAACGCCAAGATCAGACGGAGGAAAGTGATTTTTCTTTTCTTCAAAAGATATGTGTCGATGAAGGGATAGCGGTCAAGGTTTCTGGTTCTTCGCTCGTTCTATATGACGAGGCGGAACACGAAAAGCGACCTCCTGCCCTAACCATTGAGTACGGAAAAACCCCGGTTATCAGTTACAAGTTCACACATTCAAGTGCAACAACAGCCTATTCCGCTTGTATCGTCACTTACAAGGCGACTGTTACAACCGCGAAGAAAAAGAAGGCGAAGGATAAGAAGAAAGGGAAAGCGGCTGAACCTGAAATACCACTCGACCCTGACTTACCAGCGCCTAAACTTATGGCTGCTGCTGCCGCAAGTAGCGACAAAGGCAAAACGAAGGTTATCACCGGAAAGTACGTAATTCCAGGCGTGACCGGGCCAGTGCTAAAGATTAACCAAAAGGTTGATACAGTTGCCGAGGCCCAGCGGCTTGCGAAGAATAAACTGCGGGAGCAAAACAAGGGTGCAGGGGTTGCGAGTCTTGTTATCCCTGGCAATGTAGGACTTGCTGCCGGGATCACCATCACCATTAAGGGATGGGGTCGGTATGATGGCAAGTATTTGATTACCAAGGCCACGCATGCCGTGGGTGACGCCTACACAACGAGCCTTGATATCAGAAAGGTGTTGGGTTACTAATGGCGGATATTCAAGCGATTATACGTAATTTATTCCGGGTCGGCATATGTTCAACGTCTGACGCTTCTCTCGGCACGCTGACAGCCACTTTCCCCGACAGGGATGACATGGTAAGCGATGAACTTGCGATGGTGTACAAGGGCGGCTGGGGCGCTTCTAACGCTATCCCACAACCCGGAGATACCGTTGTTTGTTTATTCCTGGGGAATGGGATATCAGACGGGATATGCCTCGGTAAAATATACGACTCGGACGACCCTCCGGGAGAAGACGGGCAGGAGGGTGTTTTTTTTGAGGATGGAAGTTTCGTCTACTTCGACCACACAGCCGGGAAGCTCATGGTTAAGGCTATGGGCGGTGCTGACATCGAAAGCCCCGGAAGTGTTAGCGTAAAGGCCGAAAGTGTACAAATAAAGGCCACAACCGTAACAATTGACGGGGATTTGAACGTTACGGGTACAGTGTCCGCATCAAACATACAGGGGTGATATTATGGCAATGCCTGGGCTGGGAAGCATCGGAGACATCGGGTTTATATCGGTGTTCGGCACAGACAGACGCAAGGTAAGGACAATAACAGATTTCCAAAGGTCCTCGGCTGATCGTTGGGCAACAAGTGACCTTATCTTGCAAAAGCCCCGCAAACAATTTCTTGGGCCGGGGCTTGATACGGTGTCATTTACTATCATGCTGGATGTAAATCTCGGTATGAATCCCCGTGTTGAGATGGAAAAACTTTTAGCCTACAGCCGGGACGGGAAGGTGCTTCCGTTGGTTATCGGTGGGAAACCTCTCGGCGTGGGGAAGTGGTCCATAACCGGACTCACTCAGAACTGGACCAATATAGATAACAAGGGTAATTTGTTGCAGGCTTCCCTTGATATCAGTTTGGAGGAATACGTATAATGCCTAACGTTTATACAGTCCCTGCCGTTATGCCGGAAACTAAATTCGGGTTGACTGGAATCCCGATGCTGAAACAAAACGTTATGATGATTGCAACCATGTTCCAGAATCAGATGGTCATGGATAGGGGGCTTGGTCTTGATCCGTCCATCATGGATAGGCCGGACACCTATAGACAGATTCTCATTCCTGCCGCTGTTATTGAGGCGGTGGAAGACGGGGAGCCACGTGTCATGGTCACTAACGTTATTGTTGATGGCATCGACCCGGACAACCCCGGAAAGGTTGTATTTCATGTGCAATTTGTTGAGAGGGAGGAAACGTAATGGCTTTGGTTGACTTGCCAGATATCCAGTTCACGGAGCAGGACGAATTAAAGATTTTGAACGATATTAAATCGTTCTACGAAGGCGTAACGGGGATCACACTCGGACGCGCTGACCCTACCATGGTTGTATTGAATACACTTGCAAAGTACATCATTCTGCAAAATGTGTTAATTGACCAAACAGCAAAAGCGGAGCTGCTTCCTTATGCGAAAGGTGACTTGCTCGACTATTTGGGATACTTCACGAATACAGACCGCCTTCCTGCTGCTTATGCGACCACAACACTGCGGTTCACACTTTCAACCGCACTTGCCACATCACAAATCATCCCGGCGGGTACGCGGGTAAGCCCGGAC